TTATTATCCAGTTTGTGAAAGGCTTCCCGGCCCTATTGGTATTACTTTAGTCTTAGGTATTAACCGGCCATTCTCGTCCCGCTTCGCTCTCGCAGAGCTTACACAGCGGCAGTTACACAGATTGGCGGCGCTTGCTGATGGGTCACCCGGGCCTTCCATATAATCAGTTCCACCATTGGGCGTCGATACTGCGAACTTTCCATCCGTGTCAACCACATCGCCATCTACAGCTCGGTGTGAATGCCTTACCCGGTGATCGTGAGCCGATACCCATTCCTTTTCGCATTCCCATTCGCTATCATCAGCCGCTATCTTCCGGCCGGCAAAGGCCCCCTTATTGAGTTCTGTACGGGTTATCAATCTGGCCCGCCACGCGACTATCTCCGGGTTCTTTAACTCCTTCACTGTTTCGTCATTCGACCATCCTTCTTCTGCTGCCTGTGAAAGAACTTTTAATAACTGAGCGCGTGTTGTATCACTGATGACCTTAACCAAGGCGAAATATTCATTTTTAAAAAAGTCGACAATAGCCTTTAGCCATTCGTCTGATAATCCAAAACCTGCCTTCTCGATCTTCTTTTTAGCGCTGCGCCTGATCTCGTAGTATGTCTTTTTGCCGAAGTACAGGCCGGCCTCTTTGTGCATGTCCTGGATCACAGGGCCTATCTGATCATTCTCTGCGACGGAAACCATAAGCCGGTTATGCGCAATGTGCAATCCGTGTATCTCCACATCATCAATGAACTTCTGAACCTGGCTATTGAGCGCGTCAAACACTTTACGGGTATACTTCTTTTCCAGCCGGTTCATCTGGTTGATATATGCCTGACTATATGCCTGTCGCTCGTTTGCTGTCATGACGTATGTAAATGCGAAAGGGGCAACCCAACATTGTTATCTGTTGAATTGCCCCTTTATTATTTGACCGGGCTTTATTAGGTCTCCAATATGTTACTTAGACTTACGCGCTCTTTCTCGTGTATCTCTGCCGCTCGCCGTAAGGCTCTGATGTCACTTTGTTTTCCGTCTCAAACACGTTTACCGTCTTACAAGTATGGCAGGTTATACGGATGCCGCCCCATTGCTTGCCTTCGTTTGACACTTTCTTTTCCGCCAGGTGGCGCCCACAGTTACAACAATTCAGGCTTATGTATTCTCTTTGGTTTGACATTGCTGCTCTTTAACCCTTGCATATAGCTTGTCCCGGTATGCTTGTCTGGCCCTATTACGTTCCCGTTTTTCCGTTTGACAGGTTTTTTCCTGGGGGATCAAAGGGAAGCGCTGCATTACCATTTCTTCCACTTTCGAGGGATCTATCCAGTCTGTGGAATTTGTCATAAATCGCGAAAGCTATTTTAACCCTGTTCTGAAATTGGTGCATGTTTTTCATTACCTCCAGCGTTTCCTGTTTGCCATTCACGTAACATGCTACTGCTAATTTACAAGGAATAATTAAAATGTAATGACTTTTATCACTGAACAGAACAAAATTAGTATTTTCTTCAATTGCTTGAAGCGCTTGTAAAATATCTTCTTCTTTTCTATTGGGAAGAATGGCGTCGATATTCACCGTTACATTGAGGGAATTGTAGCCTGCGCCGGTTGCAATACGGTCAGCAAGGTCTTTACATGACTGTGACCGGTAGTACGTATGTGGTGTATTTACCATCATGAATATGTTTCACCAGCTGAATGTAATTGACAAACTAAGTTCGGCGCATGTTTCCAAAAACTTACGGGCTGACCAATAAGCCCATGCATCAATCCCCCCATAATATATTCGCCAATCGGCTTTATCGTTCAATTCCTTAACCTTTTCAGCACTCCATGCATCCTTAGCATAGCATGATTCACCTGTTGCCAGTTCAAGCATTTTGCAGGAATCGCTACAATCTAAACCGCCTTGCTTCAGATATCCATCATAAGTACCGGTCAATGTTTTTACTTCATGAACCGCTAATAAAAAGGCTTCTTGGTGGGCTGTATTTACAAACTGGCCCTTTTCGTAATCAAATTCTGCCGAACTATGCGCATCCCATCCCATAACATTATACTTTTTATTGCATCTTAATTTGAAGTTCTTCGCCGGTCAGCGAGAAAAAAAGGTTTTGGAGTTGGTGAACGTATTGAACATGGTGCAATGGCATTCTGTTGCCGTCTATACTAAAAGTTAAGGGGAATCCAGTAAAAAGGCTTGATATTTCCACATATCCTTCCAATACCATCAAAGCTAAACCATTTGCCACTTTACTAAACCCGCACCTTTCCAACCATTCGGGCGTGAGGGGGATTGTCATGAACTCGTTCATAGTGTCACACCCTTCGATACTTCCTCCTCCTTCAACCTTCGCCCATTCAATAAACCAAACCCCATCATTAAGAAAGAAAGATTCGACCTTTATTGTACTTTTTTGATCGTCATCCAAGATAAGTAAATTCCCTACTCTTAATTCATTAGCTTTTATCATATTCCCAGTTTATGATTTATTTTATATGGCCTTTGTAAAATACCCTTCAGGAAAATCCTGCTTTGATGCCATCACATAGTACGGATTCATATTCATCCACCGTGCATGTTTATGGCTTTCACACTCGTAATACAAGCCAGAAATGGTATGTAAAACAATATCACCTTTGCTTATCATACTTTACTTAATTAGTTTTTGCTGGTGTTGGCACCGGCTTCTGATAATCATTCGCTCCCTGTACGCCGAGATCATTGAGCATTTGATCGAAACCATCACCCCCCATTTGGCTCATTGGCGTAAGCCCATTGGGCACCCAAAATTCATCCATCATTGGTTCGTCCGACTTCTCATACCCCATAAGGTCGCGCCGTTCATTTGGTGTTATCCACCAGGCATCCTTCAGCCATTCCGTCAATGCCTTCATGTCGGCCTGCATTTCCGGAAGCTGTGTGTAATCGCATTGAATGATAAATTTGCCTTCCAGGGCAAAGGCGCGGAGTAGTACCCGGTTCAATTCATCGTCAAGCTCTGATGCTGCTGGAGCTATTCGGTTGCTTACCCAGTTCTTTTGCTGCCACTCACTGTTCGCCCATGCTGTATTTGGATCGAATAAAGTATAAGGAACTCCAAACAAGAAGCAGAGCTGCTTCATAGACATCTCCTTGCCCTTTAACAAGTCGAGGTCAACTGATGTTTTACCAATATCCAGATAGCTCCATTCCCCTTGTAATGCAGCTACTGCGCCTTTGACGTCGTTATTGTTGATCTTTCGATCAATAACATCACGGATTTGAGTTTCCTGTGTAGGAGTTGGTTTTGTTAGTGATTTATCAGATAGCACGCCTTTTGCTCCATCATTCTGATACATTCTGATTGATGACCTGGTGGCGTCGTTGTTCTGTTGTAAGGTGGCTGCCCCGGGCTTAAGCGGCGACATACCCCTTAGATGATCCTTTGTTGTAGTGTCAAAGGTTAAGTTAGTGTCCTTCCAGTGAATGATCTCGCTCTTTTTGAATGGTATTTTAGTACCACCGGCATCCAGTAGATAACCGGCAACACCCCACATATTTTCAGGATCAGGAACAATCTCTACCCGGTAAGAAGGAAGGGGATACATTTCCAGGACGGGTAATAAAGCAATTTGATCGTCAGTTAGTCCATCGATCTCGCCTTTATTCAACCATATGAAAGCCTCACCATCAGCTTTAAAATAACTTCTGACTGTCTTTAAGAATGCCGCCTGGCCCTGGTATGGATTGGGTCGATTGAGCAGTTTATCAAGTGCCTCCCTCCCAGCTAATGTACCCATTGCCTCTGCCTTCACCAATGACTTGAACTGTAACGGCACTTTTCTGCGTTTTTCTTGCAGCTTCTTTGCGTCGGCCAGGTATCGCGGTATGGAAGCGAATTTTTCCGCATCAGCCTTGATAATGGAGTATACCGCATCATTGGCGTTATACCCATCGGTTATAGCCTTCTCTGCATTAATATCGGGCAATACCTCCCTTACCCCTATATTCCATATCCTCCATCCTTTTGTCCGGTTGAGTAAGGATGTGAACCAACTGATGGTTCTTTGTAGTGCGCTTTCTTTTTTTATAACTCGTTCGATTTGTGCCATTGTAAAGTGGTGTGATATATAAAGGTAGCATTTCTGCTTTCAGAAATATTGAAATCAAACAAACATTACATTGCCACCCATGAAAGCTGTGGGCCAAGCTCGGGCCGCTCTCTCATCATAAACATATCCATAAGGTCAGGAGATTGTCCATTGAGCATTGCTTTCATTTTTCCTTTTGGAATGATACATAACTTGCCATCTTCATCTGGTTTATCTCTTTTTATTGCCCGCCTCTCAAAAAGAAAGCGCTGCCTAACTGTCATCTTTTCATCATACATCATATTGGCGACATGCTCAGAAATGTGATATCCACCATTGTTAACCCGGTCGCCTGATTTATAATAACACTGCGCCTTCAGGTGTTTATAATTTTCGCCATCGATTGGTGACGCCCCGTTGTGAAATGCCTGGGCTCCAACAATAAAACCATCAATATATCCACCTACGCCATCATTATCGTAATGTATGTTACAGTTTTGCACATGGTATTGCCTGGCTTTACCTACAATTGCCTCTATGACCTCCTTTCCATCGCTGCGGGCCATAATTACCATATCAATCAATTCAAAACCATCCCATACGCCTACAATAAACTTATCACTTCCCTTTAATGCAATATCTGCAGTAATGTACTTGTGGCCGGTTTTTACATCGTACAGGTTATTGAACATTCCTATGAAGGAATGATAGTTGTAAATCTCGATATCACTTATAACTACCTTCCAGGAACCTTTAAAAAGCTGTAGTTTTGTTTGTTCATCCTGAGCCAGTAAGTTGGCTAGGTAAGCCGGGTTCACCTTTAGCAGCTCTT